ATTGCTTTATAAATGGGCTTTTTTTGGTGGCGGTGGGGTTTGTTTGTTGGTTTAAATGCTGGCAAATGGCTTGTAATGGGCTGTGTGTGGCTTTAAATGAGGGGTAAATGGTGAAATTGTTGGGGGACTACTTTTTGCTTGGGCGGCAAAAAGTAGCAAAAAGCGCCTTTTCTTTTTCTCATCAACATTGGTGCAAAGTGTACCACGCTAATACTACTGTTAAATATACTTTTATTTCAATTAATACTAACGCTAACTAATTATTATGTGAGCCGATCTACTTTAAGACTATCAGAAGCACTAGCAATTATGGAGAATAAGGACGAAGCTTTTACAGTTAGTTTTTGGACTTATGATGCTGCTCGTAAAAAAGGTGGTGAGCTGATTGTGATGAAGAATTGTACGAGAGCTGGTGTTAGTAATACAGATGGGAACAAAGGTTTTATTTCTTTAGTGAATAAAGAGAATAGCCATCATCCTATAAAGGTGAGGACTTGGTTGATTGATACTTTAAATAATTGCACGGTAATACTATGAGTACGAGTAATAACCACATTGAAATAAGAGCAACCGGCAATAGCCCTGCATATGCTTATAGCGCAGAACTAGGTATGGCTTTGGCTCGTACTAAAGATAATACTGGTGTGCTTATTGTTGGTAAACCTACCGTTATTGTTGCCGAAAAAGAAGCTTCTTATCCTTGGTGCCCTTGGGGCGATAATGACTCCCATCCACAGGATGTGCTTAAAGATGTTAAGCCTAGCACTATTATACCATCAAAGTTAGATGAAAAAGCACGTATGTTATACGCTGCTGGTGTGCATTGTGGTTATACCACTGTGGATGATAATGGTAAAGAAGCTTTTAAGGTGGTACACCATAAAGATATTGAGGCTTGGAAGCGCAAAACTGCTTTTAACCGTTACCTGATGGATGCCTGCAAAGATATGGAGTGGTTTAATCATGTGTTTCCTGAGATAATGATGGGACCAGATAAACAGGCTTTGGGTATTATTACACATGGTGCTGAAAATTGTAGATATGCTTGGCCGAATCCTAAAACAGGCCGTTATGATTTAGTTTATGTAAACAAGGACAGAGCTACCAGAACTGCAAGCATTTCAAACTCTACCGCCATTCCTTGCCTTGATCCTTATTATGATCCTACTGGTTTTGTTTTGGCTGATAGCCGCAAAACCAATTATATATATCCTTTAAGTTATAGTGTACCTGGGTGTGAACATTACCAGATACCTGAATGGGATGCTGTCCGTAAATCTAAATGGTTAAAGTACAGTTTAGATATACCTGAGTTTAAAAGCAAGTTGATGGATAACCAAATTGCTGTAAAGTATATGGTTGAAATTGCTGACTGGTACTGGAAATGGAAATATCCTGATTTTGATAAGAATGAAGCTAAGCGTGTGGATTACATGCAACAAACTTTTGACGAAATTAATGATATGCTTACAGGCACACAAGCTGCTGGCAAAACTATACTTACCACCTTTATGTACGATAGAAGTGGTAATGAAATGAAAGGCATTAAGATTACTGCTATTGACAATAAATTTAAAGATGGCCAATACCTTGATGATGGTAAGATGGCTAATGAGCATTTATTGTATGCCCTAAATTTTGATCCTGCATTAGCTGGACAAACTCCAGGTAGTGAACGTGGAAGTGGAAGCGATATTAGAGTAGCTTACAATAAATACATAAGCCATATTTTACCTAAAGCGGAACTGATCCTTGAACCGATGAATGTTATTAGTGCGCTTAATGGATGGAATGATAAGTATGCCGATGGTAATATACTTGAATGGCGCTTTAAGCAAACGATGATTGCTACGCTTGATAGTGGTAGCCAAATGAAACCTGTTTTACCTTCTAAATCTGATAGCAATGCTGTTTAAAAACGTAGCCGATTTACAAAAGTATGGACAGGTGTATAAAACACTTTGGGATGGGAGCAGTAACTTAATTGCTAACGAAATTGATGATGCTACCGAAGATGTTTTGATTGATGCTATTGGTAGAGAACAATATAATGCTTTAGATGCTGCTTATGCTGCATCGCCTGGAACACCATTGCCTGCAAAGTATGTTGCTATTTTGCCGATGGCGCAGCGTATTGTTGCCGAAATTGCCACTGCTTTATATGTAGAAAAGAAAGGACTGGTTAATATTGGTGCTCATGGAGCTACACAACCAGGTGATGAAAAAACAAGGGCTAGTAGCCAATGGGCTGTTAGAGCTACTGCTTTAGAATATAAGCGTGCTGGTTACCGTGTGGTGGATCGTTTGCTTGCTTATATGGAAGGCGATAAAGCTAATTACCCATTGTGGACTGCAAGTACTAGCTACACTGTTTATAAAGAGGTATTTGTTTACAACTCTGATATGCTTACCAAGCACATTGCTTTAATTAAAAATAGCCGCAGGGTTTATAAAGTGCTAGTTCCTTTTTTACGTACCTCAGAAGATATGGTACGCAATACTATTGGAGTGGCGTTATTTGAAGAATTAAAAACGCAGCTGTTAAGTGGTACCTATACTTCATTAAATAAAAAGTTGATTGCTTACATTGAACCTTGCTGCAGTTACCTAGCTTATGGCTTTGGATTAAAACACATGGCTATTGCTATTGATGAATTTGGTGTAACTACTTACGATAGCACAGGCAGACAGGAAAACATTGACACCAAGAAAACTGCTGAAATGAATAACCTTGCCATTATAGAAGAAAATGCTATTGGCGAAGGTAAAAGATTGCTGGCTGATCTTAACGATTATTTGATTAAGAATTATGCTGATTACCCATTGTTTACTGTACCTATTATTGGCAAACAAATGGTTAATAAGATTACAGATAAAGTTTATAGAATGTAAACCCCTAAAACCCCAATACAATGAAAAGTTTTTTTACATGGTTATTTACAACAGGCTTAGGCATAGGCTTTTTTATAGGCTGGCTTATATTTATTACAATATTTATTTGGCAAGGTTTTAAAACTGTAGCTAGCCTTATTGTTGATGGCGAAATGCTGACGGCTAATGCTTTTTTTATTGCATGTATTATTTGCGTAAGTGTTTTTGCATTAATGACCGCACAGAACTATCGTATTAACTGGGTGAATCCTAGAAAGAAATAGTATGTATTTGTTTACGCCTTACATAGTAATGATTTTGATTATTTCTTTTAATGCTTTAGAAGGCTACAGAGATGCTTTCTTTTGGATTGAAGTAAATAAGCACGCAGTCGTGAAATATACCGACAAAAAACAGATGCACAAAGTGATGGCAGCCTCAAGAGGTTTGGTTTACTTAACATCTTTAATAGTGCTGGCTAATGTATATGAAATTAGAAGTGTGCTGCTTTTTACGTTTGGGTTTTGGCTGCAACACTTCCTTGTACATGCCGGCACTTATTATGATACGGTTGACGAGTTAATTCCTGAAGCTTACCCTAATGGCTTTTTCACCAATGAGCCTGATGGCGATAATGATAGTTGGTTTGATAAGCATATTGGTTTTCAAAGAAAGTTTATTGGTAGAGCTGTGCTCTTTTTTATTGGTACTCTAATTATAATTATTACTCATTATGACATTCTTAGATCATCTTATAACTAGTTTACAGAAAGCTGCCGAAAATCATAATCATGATGGCGGTTTTATTATAGCGACAAAGGCTTTTTTAGCTAAAGCTACCTTAACAGGTTTGGCTCCAACCTTTGGTGTGGTTAGTGCTATTTTTTTGAGTATAAGTAATGCTCAGTTGAATGAAGCTATGCGCACATTATACTTAGGCATTGCTATACTTTTTATTATTATGTCTTTGCTTTGGTCGGCTTGGAAGAATAAAACGACTACCAACGAAATGCTTGACTCGCTAAAAAAAACAATAAAGCATGGTAAAAATGTTAAGCCGCCTACTGCTGGTATCAATAATGATGTTGGGCACGAAATCATGCGCGACAAGGAAACAGATAAAGAAATTTAAAAACACTATTAAATGCCAAACCCAAAATGACACGATTAGAACTTCAAGTAAAACTGATTACTAAATTTGGTAATACACTCAATAATGTTGAGAAGAAAAGATTTGAAACTTTTCATTTAAGAACGTTAAAGATTATTCCATCTCTATTGGAAAAATTTACCTCGGTGGAAAAGGAAGGTGATCAGGAAGTAACTCATAATATTTTGAGTGCTGAAATAAAAGTAAATAGCGGCATTGTTGTGCCTCTTTTTATTGCCTTGCAAAAGCTATCACTGACAGATTTTAAAAATGAAGTGCTTGGCGATATACTTTGCTACGAACCTGCTTTAATGCCTGGCAGTGAAACTACTATTGCTTACACAAGTTGGGGCCTTGCTTTTAGATTTGACCAGGAGGCAGCCTTAAGCGAAAATGCTGCTCAGTTTTTTATTGATATGGGCTTTACCCTTGGTGCTGACAAAGACAACAAGCAGTACTTTATTTACAATGCTGAAAAACTTTTAAAATCATAAGCTATGAAAAGATTTAACTTAGGTTACTTAAAACAGGAAATGGTTGCTTTTCCTATTTTGTTGCTGATTGTAGAGGGATTTAGACAATTGGTGATGTACTATTTTCCTGAAACTCCTTTGTTTGATCCAGTGAGTGAATTGGAAACTGGACTTGTCAAAATTTGGCAATTTACATGGATGACTATGGCTTGTTGGTTAATGATGTGGATTGTGTTCCCCAAGGTTCACAAGTTTATTGTTTATATTCTTAATGATGGATTTGAAAGTATAGCTCTTAAAGATAAACTTTACGCTTCGTTAATTATTTACACCATCTTCTTTTTTGGATTGGTATTTTTGTTTAATGGCGCTAAAGCTGCTCATGTTAATGAATGCAATTACATTGAGAAATACTCTGAAAAAGAATTGCGGCATCATTTAATTGTGGCTTTAAAAACACAATTAAATGTGCGCGAGCTAACTGGTAATAACGATGGTGTGGAAGTGGAAAAATACCTTGCACATGTAGGCTTTAAAAAAGGTGCTAGCTGGTGTGCAGCTTTTTGTGCTTGGAATTACTCGCAGTTTGGTGTTAAAAATCCGATGAGCGCATGGAGCCCTGATTGGGCAAAAGTGCCCGATAGAGTTAAGGATTATTTACCTGGTGATTGCTTTACGCTTTTTTATCATAACCTTAAACGTGTAGGGCATGTTGGTTTTATTACTGGCGTGAGCCATGGGTATTATACCACAATTGAAGGTAATACTGGCACAACTGGCAGCCGTGAGGGTAGTGGTGTGCATACTTATATGCGCGATAGAAGAAAGGTGCATGCAGTAACTAATTATATAAGTAGACTTTATTCATAATAATTAAATAAATATGTCTCGTAAAAAATCTTTTTGGGATAAGCCAGTACCTCTATACGTGTGGGGAATGTTACATGGAATAATTATAGGAATAATTATATCGATAATTTATATAATAAAGAACTTATGAAAGAATTCTCAAAAATATTAGCGGCCTCAATAGTGAGCTCATTGATTTGTTGTTTGCTATTTTGGCTGCTTGTTGAACGTAAAAAAATAAGCAAGGCGCAGTTTGATTTAGTTACCACGCATACTGAGTATGTGAAAGACACTAATACTTATAGAGCTGTAATTGATAACACTACTACCATCAATAATCCTGTAAAAATTATTGAACGTGCTGTTCCTTTTAATGCTCCGGTGGATAGTTTAGCTATTTACAAATCTTATTACAATAGATATGTGTATGAGCGCAATTTTGATGATACGCTTTTATCCTGGACAATGATTGATACTGTTTCCGAAAATAGATTTTCTCCCTTTAGCAAAATGAGCTATAAGTTGAAGCGACCTGTTACGACCATCGTTAATAATTACGCCCCAGCGAAACGATTTAATATATACGCTGGGTTTCGCACGGCTCACCAAGCAAATACATTTGAATTTACACCTGTTGTAGGAATTAAAACCAAAACCCAATGGCAATTTGATTTAGGTTATAACCCAAACAAAAAAGAACTGCAGGCGGGTGCTTACTATAATTTATTAAAATAGCATGAACAGCTTTACTATACATAAAACTTACAATGCCAACTGGTTTAAACAACTGGTTTGGGAGTGGAGGCTTAAAGGTTTAGATACTGTGGAACTGCCTACTGAGTGGCAAGATTTAACCGCTGATCAGTTGGCTGATGCTGCCGAAGTTTTATTTGGTGAAAAGAATGAGGCTGATGCTATGGCTGCTTTATTTTGGAAGTTTACTAAGCTTACAAAGTGGCAATTGATATTGTTACCGGTGGATGATATTTATTGCTTAATGAAACCTAGTTTGGATTTTATTAAAGAGCCTGTTTTAATTAGTGAATCTATTATTAAACAGTTACCCTTAAAAGGTACGTTAGGCAAACACGGACCTAAAAAGTATATGCAAGGTTTGTGCTGGAAACAATTTGCACTTGCCGAAACTTTGGTAAACGAGTTTACATCTTCAAAAAAAATGGAGCTGCTGGATAGCTTGTGCGCTTTGTTGTATTGCACACCTGAGCATCCTACCTTTAATGATTGGGTAAAAGGCATGGCCGATGCTGAGCAAACAAGGCTTGAAAAAGGTTACGCTCATTTGCCTTTAAAAGTGAAACAAGCTGTTTACTTAAACTATCTGGGGTTAAAAAAGCACATGATTGATAGTAAATTGTTTGAGTATTTATACCCTGCGCCAAGCAAAAGCAGCTCTGAAAGCAAAGGTGAAGCAGATGCTATTGACTGGCATGCTGTAACTTTAAGTTTAGCAGGTGGAAAATTTGGAACGCTGGACGAACTTTATTACACAAGTGCTTATGATGTGATTAAGCATTTAGATATGCAAGCAAAACAAAAATAATATGACTGATTTACACGCTTACTTAAAAGAACTTGCAGAAAGCAATACAGATATTGCTCATGTTGATGATACGCATACTACTTTTAAGCGCAACCGTATGGAAGAGCTAAAGGGGAATATTGGCTTAGAGCTAAATGACTTTTGTATGTTTTATTTTAACTACGAAGGTGGTATTGTTGGCGCTAACATGGATCAGCTTTATGACCGCAAAAAAGTAACTATTGTTATTTGCAAAAACTATGCGTATGGCGATTTTGAGGATTTAGACCAGGTGCAAGATGATTGCTTAACTGTGGCTAAACAGGTGCATGCTAAATTGATGAAAGATTATGAAGATGGTGAGCTTACTAAATTGAATTACAATATTGACTACTATAAATTTCACAACGCATTAGATAAAATTGCGGCTGTTGGTTTTGATGTAGATATTGATTTTACTAACGATGTTAATTATGATGCAGCAAAATGGCAGTAATACCTTATGACTTAAGAGATATAAAAAAAGCGTATTTTACTCACCCATCATTTCAAATACATGGGCGGTGTACAGATTTTGTAAGTGCTTATGGTGTTAAGTTTGATGCTGTTTTGTTAATTGATAATGGTTTATTTACAGCAGGCAGTACCCTTACTTTTACATGGGGTGACAATGAAGTTATAATGACATTGGTAAATCCTTTACTTGTAGACGATTTTGGGACATTGTTTGACACAGACGGGAGCTTGTTTGATTTTTCTGCATCGGCCAATGCGCAACTCAATGCCGACTTTGAGTTTTTAGTAACCTTTAATGATTTTTTTAGCACAGTGGTTACAATTGCGGCAAGAGAAGAGGGTGTTGCTTACAACTTGACAATTGTAAGCAGCACAGCTGCAACTTCATATTTAAGCGAAACACTAGGAGAGGATATTGTTTTAAACAACAACATTACTGTTTTATGCGATGTTTTTAAGCAAAAAACTTTAGTTGATTATGATTTTAAAGGCACATTAAAAAGCGCATTGGTATTTAACGGGCTTTCTGTTAGCAAACAGTTTAATTTTGAATTGGCTGATTTTTTACACCGTAATTTAAGTTGTGAGCTTGTGGATTTTACTGATTACAGTGAAAACGGTTTGATTGTGCAGGCTAATGATAGTTGCAGAGAGTTTAAGTTTGGGTTACGCCAAAGTGAGGGTTGGGATGGTGTTTACAACGTAGATTCTTATACTGTTTTAAGAGGTGGATTATCTAAGATTGATTATATTGTTTGGCGTACTGATTATTTTGGAAGATATACAGACTCACCAGTATGGAGATTGATGAATTGGGTGAAGAATTATACTCAAATGTTTGTAGAGGTAACCAAGAACCAAAAGATTTGGTGTTGCTTTTTTATGAATTTTGAGCCTGCTAACGCGGATATTAACTATGATGTTTATATTGATATTATTGATGTAACTAATGCAAGTGATAGTGCACTTATTAACAATTACGATTTAGCTAACCAATCGAAACAAATAGTACAATACAGCTACAATGATTTAGACATTGACGGCATTGCTGCATCGTTAAGTTTAGGCGCTGTTAAGAATTGGACAATTAGGATTTATAATGTTGCTACGCTTGAAAGCTATACTGTTGATTACAGAGAGCTTGTGCCAAATGATTACCGCGAACAGTTTTTTGTTTTTGAAAATAGTGCAGGATCGTTTCAAACAATACGCACTTTGGGAGAACATGAGCTTGGTGTGGAAATTGATAAAGATGAATTTGAAAAAACTGTTCCGGTGCTTTCAAGAGTATTTCAGGAGTTTATGGTGAGCGAAACTTATGTTCATACTTTTAAAGGGCAGTTTTTTAGCGGCTGGTTAAACATTGAAGATATATACAACTTTATTGATTTTTTAAACAGTGAAAATATCTGGAAACAAGATGATCATCATCAGCGAATGGTTCAAATTAAAATATTAAAAGGCAGTTGGACCTTGGAGAAAAAAAGCAATAACGGTGTACACCAATATGGATTTAATGTGCAGTATGTAGAAACTACACGCGATAAACATGTTACTGATTTAATACCTTATTAATATGGGATTTATTGATATTAGGGTTGGGGGTAAAAGTTTGGTGTTGGCTAACCCAAAAGTGCAGCTTGTTAAGCGTGGCTTTGCACTTGAGAATGAAATTGTACTTGGCAGTTATACTATGCCCATGGAAGCGCCTGTATGCTTTGAGAATGAACAGATTTTTGGGCATCAGTACTTATTGGAAAGCGATAACAGCACTCCTGTAATTGAAAATGCTGATTTGTTTATTGGTGGAGATATGCAAAGTAGAGGCTATTTGCTGTTGTTGAGTGCTAATGCTAAAGCTTACAGGTTTAGTTTTATTTATAAACCTATAAGCAATATATTTTTTAACAGACCACTTAGAGAACTTTCATATGATAATACTAAATTTTGGAGGGGTAATAGTGTTCCTGTAACTCATACTGAGTATATGGATTTTTTAGACAATGTGGTTCAGGAAGTAGATGCTTATGTGCCTGGGGGACTTGATACGTTTTGTTTATTTCCTGTAAAGTGCCCTAGCTGGGTTGATTTGCCTGATGGGGTTGTTGAGACTGACGGATTTGGAACTGATAATACGAAACGTAGGCTTAATTTATTTAGCGGTGTGGCAAATGCTTTGGTTAGAAATTTCATTGAACTTTCTTATGACGATTTAGGTTCTGGTATTAATCATGATATTAGTGCCCTTTTTACATCTTTAGCAATAAATGACCAAAAAATAGTTCCATTTCTTTATACTGCTTTTTTGCTTGAAGAAATATGGAGAATAGAAGGATGGAAAGTTGCAGGAACACTCATACAGCATGAAGATTTTTTAAGAGATGTTTTAATTAATAGCTATGCTATAGACAGATACGCACCCGCAGGATCTGCATTTTTTAATTGGAATAATACAGCGTTAGCTGTAGGCGCAAGATTGCCATTAAATTGCACCTACCAGTTTAAAAATTATTATAACAATGCAACCAATAGAATAAATATTCCTTCTGGCGATGTAATTATTTCTGGTGCATTTCCAAGTGTTATGGTTAAAATGGATGTTTACTTTTATTTTGTAAACGATGTAACAGGCAAAAGCATTACCATTGAACTTTATGATGAAATATTTGCCACACATTATTATGTTGGGACAGGAATTGGCTCAGGAAATGTTTTAATCGTTAGCGTTTTAAGCCGAGATGGTGCTGTTACCTGCGGAATGAATGTTGATAGAGAATTTTCGTACAGAATACAAAGCACAGATATTCCTGTTCCTGATCAGGTGCTAGAATCTATTAGTGCTATTATGTATTTTTGCGCCAAAGATGGCTCCTATGAATGGAGTAATGTTTTAGACACCACTGTTGAATACAAAAATCATGTGCCTGATATTAATGTTGGAGAATTTATAAAATCTATCATTAAAAGATTTGGGTGTACGCAAGAATATGATTTTGCCAACAAAACTGTTTACTATAATATTATAGAAGAAAGTATACAAGGCTCATCTGGTTATGATATGACCAACATTATGATTAAGGATAGTTATGAAAAAGAAATTAGCGATTTTTTTGTGAAAGGAATATATGCTAATCAAATAGAATTTAACTATGATACAAGTACGCATAAAATTGGTGTAGAGAACGCTTACACTGAACAGTTTTTATTTGATATTCCTGGTTGCACTTTATTAAGCAAGTTTCAAGGAACTTACAAGCTGCCGCATTTTGGCACAACAGGTGCAAGCAAACAATTAGCAAGAGATTTTAGCGAGGGTTTAATTTACATTCATTATAAAGGTTTGCAAGTTGGTTCTGATGGGTTATACCCAGCACCTTATGCCAGCGCAAGTAAATTAATTAGCGATGATACTAAGTTTAGCGCTTATGATATGGCTTTAAGTTACATTATTCCTTTTTACTGGGCTACGTATTTAAGTGCAAAAGCAAATCCTGTACGATTTAATTTGATAATGAATATTGCCATCTTAAATAATTTTAACTTGTTTAAATTGATAACAGGTAATTATCAAAAGTATTTTGCCGAAGAAATGATTGTGGAAGTTGAAGAAAAAGGGATTACAAATTGCGAAATTAAAGTTTATCAGCTATGAGCATAGAAGCACGTTTAATATTTATACAAAGTGAATTAGAATGGTGGAGCAACTATGTGCAGGTGCGATTAAAAGTAGAGCTCGAAAAAAAGGATGTGCGTGTTACTGATACTTTAATAAACAGCCTTGCAGGTAAAGTAATGGCAAAAGCCCAGGGGCACGAAGGGGCTGCACAATTAGTATTTGATACTGCCGGTAGGTTTGTAGATATGGGCGCAGGAAAGGGATATCGTAAAGGTGTGCCTACTGCCGAAAATATTAAAGCTAAGTTGATGGGCATTGAACGAAGAAAGCCTATTAAGTGGTATGGCAAAACTGCCTATGGCAGTGTTAACCGATTAATGTATAATTTTAGTGCAAAGTACAGCGAAGCCATAAGCCTTGGCATAAAAGAAGTTTTAGAAAAACCTTTAAACGTATAGTGTTATGATTAGAAAAGATGAAGTTCAATTAGAAGTTGTAGCAAATGGGAATCCTGCCAGAAAGGCCTTGGCCGAGTTAGATATGGAAGCCCAAAAGCTAAAAAACACCATGCGCGATAACAAGCGTGGTACTGAGGCTTATATTGAAGCTAGCAAAAAGCTAAAGGATGTGGAGCAAAACATGGCTAAGGTGCGTAAGGAAATTGGCTTAAACCAAATGACTTTAAAGGAGCTAAACAAGGAGTTATCATCCTTAAAAAATAAGCGACAGTTTATTGATCCTATGACCGATGCTTTTAAGGAAAACAGAAAAGCGATTGAGGCTGTAATTGCTCGCAAAAAAGAATTGGAAACAGGCTTGGGTAAGTTTGGACAAGCTATTAACAGTATAAAAAAGGAATTGATGTTTGTAGGCGTTGCAGGTGCAACCGCTGCTGTATATGCTGGCATTAGTAATATTATAAAGGTAAATGTAGAGTTTGAAAAAAGCCTTAGAAACTTGCAGGCTATTACAGGTGTAGGGATTCAGGATTTACAATTTTATGCTGCAGCTGCTAAGAATATTGGATTAACTACTACCACCAGTGCAAGTGATGCCGTTGAAGCTTTTAAACTTATTGCCAGTGCTAAACCCGATTTGCTAAACGCAAAAGAGGCTTTAGTAAGCGTAACTAAAGAGGCAATAAACTTGGCTAATGCCAGTGGTTTAAGTTTGCCAGAAGCGGCAACAAGGCTTACCGATGCCATGAACCAATTTAGTGCGCCCGCCCGCGAAGCTGGAAAATATGTAAACATATTGGCAGAAGGTGCAAGGTTGAGTGCTGCCGAAGTGCCAGACATTACAAGTGCTTTACTTGAATTTGGAGTTGCTGCTAAAAGTAGCAATGTAAGCATTAGCGAAAGTGTGGCATTGATTGAAACCATGGCCGAAAAAGGAGTAAAAGGTGCCGAGGCTGGCACCAAATTGCGCAATGTTTTAGCTAAAGGGTTTAGCCCAAAGGGGTTAGATAAAGCTGCTATTGCTGATTTGGAGCGTATGGGTGTAAACCTTGATGTGCTTAGCAATAAAAATTTAAGTTTACAGGATAGGTTACAAGAGCTTTCAAAAATTAAAAACGATGATATTGCCTTAACTCGCGTTTTTGGCTTGGAGAATAAAATTGCCGCTCAGGTAATACTTGAAAATACTGGCCGTGTAAATGAATTGAGTGTGGCCTTGGGTAAGGATGGGTTAAGCACGGCCGCTGATCAGGCTGCAACTAATATGGATACTTTGGCAAGTGCTGGTACAAGGTTTACAAATACTTGGAATGCTGTAACCACTGATGAGAATGGTGGTTTGAATGGGCTTTTAAAAGGCTTTGTTAATTGGGCAACTAAGGCAGTTTTGGCAATGGACCATATTTTAACACGCGCAAATTTTGGCAAAATAAAGGATAGGCGATATAATGAAGGTACTGCCTACGTTAATAAAGCGACTGATGAATTTAGAAGTAAGGCAAATGATATGGGAGCAAAGGAATTGGCTGATACACTAATGGAAGAACAGAAAATGATTATGGGGATTATTGCAAAAAGAAATGAATTAAAAGAGGGGCAAGAATATGATTTGTTAGGACAGGCTCTTGTTTTATCACATAAAAAGAAAGCAATTATTTATGAAAATTTAAAACAAATTCAGGATGCAGAAGTTGAAGCCGCTAAAAAGAGCGAGGCTATAACTAAAGCCACTGTGGACGATGCTGGCAAAAAAATAAAACAAGTTGAAGATCATATTTCGAAAATAAAAAAGCTACATAGCGAGTTTTTTAAATTGACCGGCTACGAAACTGAAAAAGAGTTTTTTGATGCCATGGATAAGGAAAATGCCTACCAAGATAAATTAGCAGCAAGCAGAGCTGCCGAACCAGGTGAAAGGGATAGGCAAAATAATATTGATCTGTTTGGATTTGGTTCTTTAAGCGAAATGGGAAATGTACAAGGTGATGCGGATGTGCAAAATGATAAAGATGCTGCTGACAAAGCGAAAAGAGAAGCCAAAGAAGAAGAAGAAAGGCAAGCATTTTTAAAATTAGAAAAGGATAAACAAGATGCACAGGCTGAAACTTTTGGGAACTGGTTTAAACATCAAGAAAACAAAATAAATAAAGAGTTAAATAACGCACAAGCCGTTCAAGGTTTGTTTGTTGCCTTTGATAATTTTAAAAGGGTTAAGGAAAATGCTGAAATTGCGAGGCTGGGAGAAAATAGCGAAGCGGCAAAGCGCATAAGAATTGAACAAGCTAAAAGAGAGAAAAAACTTGCACTAGCTGAAATTGCTATAAAAACGGCAATGAATGTTGTTGCTCAATTTCCAAATTATTTAATGATGGCATTGGCTGCATCTACAGGAATTGCACAAGCAGCTGCTGTTTCTAGTACACCGATACCAGAAGCTAAGTACGGAAAAAAAAGAGTGCAAGGTCCTTCGCATTCACAAGGCGGAATGAATGTTATTGATGGCTCTGGCAGACCTGTTTTAAATATAGAGGGAGGCGAGGGAATTATTCCAGGTGCAACTGTTGATGCCAATGAACATATTATTGATGCTATGCTAAGTAATTACGGAAAGCCTTTGAGCATGGATTGGTTGTATAAAAATAGTACTGCAAATGTTAGGGGCTTTTCAGCTAATTCATCTAGCAATGTAATTAACAATACCACTGTTAATAATCAATCATCATCTACAGGAGATGGGATGAAAGAATTAACTAATAGTGTTAAGAGAATGGAGCAGGCATTGAATAATAATAATAGTAAGCCAGTTACCTTAGGGCTTTATGATTTAAGAAAAAAGCAAAAAGAAATGGATATTATTGAAAGAAATGCCGGTTCTTTTTAATTAATATATTTGCTTTATGAAACCTAAACCAAATAATATGAAAACCCAAATTAAAGTAGGAATTGTTTTTGCAATTTTTGGATTGCTAATTACTGCATTTAATACTTGTAATGCACAAGATGTAATTTACACAAAGCAAGGTGGTATCATTAAAGGCATTACCTTAACTAAAGATGATGGCGATACTCTTAAATATTTTTTAACTAAAAGCAATACGCCTGATTTTATCTTGAAAACAGAAGTAAAAAACTATGAAAAAAATTCTAATGTGGATATTTATACAAAGGAGTATCGTGAAAAAATGTATGAAAAGCAAGTAGAAATTAATACTCCCAAAAGTGGCGAATATGTTTTTGATGAAGTAGATCATATATCCAATGCAATGGCGGCCTATGCATTTGCACAATACACTACTTTTGGAGGATCAATAATGTGTATAATTGCTATTTCGGTTGGTGCCGCGCCTGCAGTTCCTATCGTGATTGGGACGGTTGTATTTATCGTTGCTGTTGCAAAAACTATTGAGTTTGTCAAAGAATTAAAATTAACAGGGAAAGATATTGTTGCTTTAAAAAGATTCAAGAAATAATCTTTTTTGGCACAAATTTGGATAATTCAAATTTAGTTTGGATTATTGCAGCGCAGAAAAATAATTTACCTTATGAGCGTTCATCCAAAAAACAGTCTTACCGTAAACCCATCCGAGAGTTTAAGAAACTCATCCTTAATGGCCTCTGGTTATTATTTTTCTGCAGCGGATGGGCGTGCGCAAAACTGAATACCATGTTACAAAACCCTCACAGCAGAACTTATGATTTACACAAGCTGCTAAACCAATTGCCAAAAGAAGTTTTGGTAGAAAAAATTTACAAAAACATTATTTGTAGCCCAGTGGCAGAAGGTATAAGAGCCTTTAGGGCACTAGACCAAAACCTAAGCCGCGCCTTTAACGATAGCGAAGATCATTTAACCATTGAGGCTTTTGCAGAACCCCAAAAAAACTACATTAACCTGATGTTTGACCTGCACGATGAAATTGAAGGCATTTTAGAAAAACAAACCGGACAGCTAGAAAAACTAGAAAGAGAAACTGCAGCCCAAAAACAGGAGTTGATTGATAAGGCAGGGTAGATAATAATATATTGGTATTAATCCCATTCAGATAGTTTGTTTCTGAATGGGATTTTTTTTTAAGAAACCACCCTTAAAGGGCTTGCCGATTTTTTAAGGTAGGCATCAAATTGATTTATGCCTGCTTTGGCTGCTTTTTGCTCTTCGGCCATGTGCACGTATATCATAGTAGTTTCAATTTTACTATGGCCCATCAGGTGCATTAACTCTACAGTGTTACCTCCGCTTAATATATAATGCGTGCCAAAGGTATGCCTTGCTATGTGAAAGGTTAATGGTGTTTGTATGCTGGCTCTGTTGGCTATTACTTTTAAAGCTGCGTTTATTTTACTATCGCTAATGCACGTTAACAACTTGCCTGTTTTATTTACCAGCTCCATTGATGCCTCAGATAATGGAGACTTTACTATAATACTATCGTTTATGGTTTTTACTGGCTTAAAGGTGAGCACACCATTAATTATGCTTCGCTGATCTAAAACACGGCAATCGGACAAACGCACTCCGGTGTAACAACTAAACAAAAAGGCTCTTAAGGTGTATTGATGGCTGGCACTTAATGTGCCGCTTGCCTCTAGTTCTATGAGCGCCTTTAACTCATCAATATGCAAATGCTGCCTGTTGCCTTTTATGCGCTTTACCTTAAACTTTGTGTAAGGATCGGTAAACATCAGGTTTTTATCTAAGGCAATGTTGGTAAACTTTTTTACTGTTTTGTGGGCTTTGTGCCTGGTATTGGCGGCCAAGTTTTTTGAGTTTAAATAACGATCAAAGTTTTCGGGCCATGTGCCATCCATATCGGCAAAGCTTAAATTTGGCATAAATGCTCTTAACTTGCCAAGTATGGTGTTGTAAACTGTAATGGTGCTTCCTGCTCTGGAGGTGGTTTCTTTTAAATGCTCAATTTCGCGTTCCATAAAATCTAAAAAGCTATTTCTGTTACCGAAAATGTGCCACTCTGTTTTAAACTTATCGGGTGTAAGGGGTGTTTCCATGAGCATGTATTTTGTAAATATGTTTTCGGCCTTGGCCATTAATGATGCCAGCACTCTGGTGTAATCATGGCTTTTTTTAGTATCACCTGGTATTCTTATTTCTTCGGTTTCAGGGTTAAACTCTGTTTGCCTTATTCTTATAGGTGTGGCTATTCTTAATTGCACTCTATTAATTGTTACTCTTAAATAAATAGAGTTTAAAGCATTGTGGCTGTCATCAGTAATGCGCATAAGCATTTTCTTGTGATACTTTACATTTTTACCCATGTGATACAATTTAGTAACATGTGATACATTTGTGCTACTTTCTGAGTTATTTGAGGTTTTCCGCATATTTTGAAAGTGTTGATATTGCTGTAAAATAGTAAAACCCAGTACTTTCGTACTGGGTTTTTGCGGAGCGGACGGGACTCTTTGTGCAATGCTAACGTGGCACTGTTGCTATATTTTAGTTTTTTTATGTGATACATTTGGCCTACTTATTTGCTTTTTATTTAATTGTCGATATATTTTTATTGTTTCTTCGCGGCAGTCTAGGAGCTGCTTTTTAAGCTCTTGAATTTCGTTTTTATTATACTCTGATATTGGCTCGTTTACCTGGTTTGCATTCTCTTTTGCATGATACATTTCGCCTTCACCTAAAATGAGCCAGTTTATATTTACGTTGTATATTTTATATATTAAACCGTATTGCTCAGTATTTGGCCTTAGGTTTAGCTCTTCATTAAGCCATTGCGAGATTCTACTAGGGGCTACGCCAATTGGCTCGGCAAATTCTGTTTGATTAATACGTAAAGATTCTAGAACTTCTTTTAATCTTTTTGAAAAATTATTCATCTGTAATTCAATTACTTAATAGTAAAGTGTATATATTGTATAGGAAATGTATATAATATATATTTCCTTTGCAATCAATAAACAAATATAAAATTTTATAAAGCATTATAAAAATTTAAACAATAAACAATGTCCGTGCCAAAAATAACAAAACGTGAATTATCGAAGTTAAAACGCAATTTACCACATGGTGCATTATCGAAAATTGCCGATGAAAAAAATTGTAGTTTAATGCTAGTTAGCCTAGTCTTAAATGGAAAATCAACTGATCACAAAGGAATAGTGGTTAGAGCCGCTGAACTGGCAGCTGAACATAAGGCTAAATTAAATAATGGTGCTGCATCTTCAATTATAAAATCATTGTAAAATGAATAGACCAGCCTACACCCTCCTAAAAAAAATAGTGCGCATGCGTACTTATTTGCTGAATAACAAAATTGGCAAGCGCAATTTAGAATTGGTAAATAAGCTTGATAAAATAGCTATTTGGGTTAATGCATGGCCTAATGCTCCTGAGCATGGTTGCATTAATTACATGAAACAACATTATAATGATTTAATGATGTTGCTGCCATCATGCAAGGCGGCAGATAAGTTGGTTGCAGAACTTAATACATTGACCAAATGAAGAATCAAATCAATTTGTTTGGAATTGAAAAAATTACTGTTGCTGAAAGCATTGATTTAACTATTGCTAGTTTAATTGAGTATGGAAGCAAACATAAACATTGGGCTGCAAGTTGGAGTTGGGGAAAAGATTCTACTACTTTAGTAACGTTAGTTGCTCAATTAATAAACACTGGTCAAATACCAAAGCCTGAAACTTTTACAGTTATGTGCGCTGATACAAGAATGGAGTTAACTCCGCTTTGGTTAAGTGCACAATTAATTATCAAGCAACTTGAAGATAGGGGAATTAAAGTACATATTGTTACTGCTGATATAGATGATCGTTTTTTAGTATACATTTTAGGGAAAGGTGTTCCTCCACCATCAAATACCTTTAGATGGTGCACCGGTAAAATTAAAGTTGAACCTATGGAAAAAGCATTGCAAGCTTTAATAGGAGAGTTCGATGAAAAAATATTAATGCTAACAGGTGTTAGGCAGGGAGAAAGTGCAATAAGAGATCAACGCATTAGCATGAGCTGTTCGAAAGATGGTGCTGAATGTGGACAAGGGTGGTATCAAAAAGGTTTAGAAAGTGATATGTGTGCCACTCTTGCACCAATTTTACATTGGAGAGTTTGTAATGTGTGGGATTGGTTAAAATATTTTGCGCCTCTTAAAAAATATGGCTCATGGAATACAACGATGTTGGCAGATGCCTACGGTGGTGATGAAGCAGAAGAAATTAATGCTAGAACAGGATGCATTGGTTGTCCGCTTACTCATAAAGACAAATCGCTTGATACAATTTTAAAGCTTGATTATTGGAATTATTTAAAGCCATTAAAAGGCCTTAAGTTGATTTACACTGAAATGAGAAAGCCTATTTATAGAATTAGAAAATCTGGTGGAGATATAAAGAAAGATGGCTCATTAAGCAAAAATCAACAGAGAATGGGACCATTAACCATTGAAGCTAGAAAGTCATTTTTAGAACAAGTGATTGCTATACAATCCGAAGTAAATCACAATGCTATAATTCAGAATAAGCCAAATATAGATATATTAAATAAAATTGAGATTGATAGGATTAATGAAATGCATGAATTAAATGTTTGGCCATCAGGATGGGATGGCACAGAACCAAATGCAAGTAAAATACTTGATAAGGTTTATTCTGATGGATATAAAATGGAAACTCTTTTTAAATAACCCTCAAACCTTAAATACCAATGACTAAAAACAAATTAACTGTTTACATAGCTGGTCCAATACGTGGCATGGCTAACCTTAACCTGGATGAGTTCAGGTTTGTAGAAAAGCTTTTACAGGATAAAGGCTATAACACTGTTGTACCACATGATTTATTTGATGGTATTGATACTAGCGCATTTAAGCAAGAGGATTACATGGCCGTGTGTATTCCTGCCATAAAGAAATGTGATTGTGCTTGCTTTTTAGATGGCTGGAAAGATAGCCCAGGTAGTAAAGATGAAATGGAAGCTGCAATTGAAAGTGCTGTTAAGGTAACTTTTGCAAAGAATGAGTTTTTTGAATATGCGCATAGAGATACTGTACTAGTTAACGAAGGAGGTAAGTTATGATTAAGAGCTATGGAAGTTTTCAAACACCTGAACGTTGCACAAAATTTATTGAATCGTGCTGCAAGGAACTTGAGTTGCCTTTAGAAATTTTAAGAAGTAAAACTAGAGAGCGCATTATTGTAAGGCCTAGGCAAGTAATCATGTATTTTCTTAACCGAATGGCTGGAATAGGACAAGTAGATACTGGTGCAATATTGGGAGATTTTGATCATTCAACTGTAATTTATGCAACAAAGACAGTAAGCAATGACCTTGAACATAAATATTACGATGTGGTAAGTACTTACAATAAAGTAGACCTTATTTATAAAAGCATCATTAATGATAATCTGGAACAAATCATAGCAGAATTTGAAAAGTGTACAACCGTTTTTAACCCCACAAAACATGACTAACGAAAACATTGATTTAAATAAACAATACGAATTGTTTATGGCCAAAATTGGCATTGACTTAACTGCTTTGAGTGCTGATAAAAAAGAAAGCAGCAAGAGGTTATTTTATGCAGGTGCAAATGCCATGCTTGATATTGTGCAAGTAGAACTTCCTAGACTTGAAAGTAAGCTGGAATTACTAGAGAGCATGAAAGATATTAATGACCAAATAAATAACTTTTGGAAGGCTGAGCAGAGCATTAATGATGTGCGTGGCAAGTTGCTTAATTCTAAAGGCGCTAAGCTTTACAAAGTTGGTGATGAAGGATAATTTTTAATTAATAAATAACTACACATGAAACAATTAGTAGCAGTACGATCAAATGCATATTTTGCTGAGAACGATCAGAAAAAAGGGTTTTCGCTTGAAGCCCAATTGGAGCTCGTTATAATTTTTACTGATGGTAAAGATTATAAATGGAAAAAAGTTGAAGGAATAGTTTCGGAGAATAAATTAACTGAAACTAGATTAATAGTATCTGCTGAAACCTTAACAGAATTAATTACTGAATTACAATTGCATCAAAAGAAATTGCATGGGTGTAGGGAAAATGCTGATAAGATAAATGCACTTATAAAGCATGTTTCAGATTTGCCTGATGTTTCAAAGAGCAATCCGCCAGAAGATGGAAAAACTTTTTAAATTCAGCTACAGCTGCAAGCATTATTTTGGAGATAATACCATAATGGCCAGAAACAAAAGTGATGCATTGATTGGCATAAAGATTAAAATTGAAGAAGGCCATATTAATAAAGATGCAGAAACAAAAAGGGATTGTGGCAAAACTTGTAAACTGAAGATTAAAATTAAATCATAATTATTTACTCACTTAAAAATAACTACAAAATGAAAAAAATTGCACACTACTTACACCGCTTTGATTTATGGTTTACGCGTAACTTTTGGATGTACTTAACCAATGGAAGAAAGGTTGAAGCTCGCAGAAGATTATACAAAACACTTGATGTTAATGATGCAACGGTTTATGATAAAGCTAAACCAATGCTTGACTCTAGCGAAATATTTATTTGCTGATCTATTTTATTACTCATTATTAAATAACTACAAAATGACAAAATCAAAAATAGAATGGACAGAGCGGGTTTGGAACCCAACAACTGGCTGTAGTAAAGTTAGCCAGGGCTGCAAAAATTGTTATGCAGAAGTAATGCATAAACGATTGATGAAGATTGTGCCTGATAAATATGCAAAGCCTTTTTTATATGGTGCAGTTTCGCACTTAGATACTTTAACTATTCCATCTAAATGGAAAAAGCCCTCACTCATTTTTGTAAACAGCATGAGCGATTTATTTCATGAGGATATTTCTTTCGAATTTATTGCTGCAGTGTTTTCTGTAATGAGTGATATTGATAGACATACTTACCAGGTGTTAACCAAAAGGCCTGAACGTATGGTTGAATTTTACCAATGGCAAGCTGCAAGATTAGGCGCTGAATGGATTCCATCTAACAATGTTTGGATTGGGGTGAGTGTAGAGGATCAGGAAACATTTGAAAAAAGGATTGTTGAATTAATGCAGTGCGGAGCTGCTGTAAGGTTTTTAAGTTGTGAGCCGCTTTTAGGAAATATAGATTTACGAAAACATTTTGATTGTGGTGGTGGATACGCTCCATTAGCAAAATACCTTGATTGGATAATTATTGGTGGCGAAAGCGGGCATAATGCGAGGCCATTACATCCACAAATTGTAAGAGCTTTAACACATCAATGCAATGAATATAATATTCCTGTTTATTTTAAACAGTGGGGTGATTGGATGCCTTTAAACAGGCCATTAGTTTCTGCTGAAATTGCTTTATTAAATGGGAAAGGTAAATCATTACATGCTGATGGAATGCATTATTTAAAGGTTGGCAAAAAGAAAGCTGGTCGCACGCTTGATGGGCAAGAGTATAATGAGTTTCCACGTGCTTATAAAGGAGGGCAATAGTTATGGAAGCCGTAGAATTAATAGTTGTTGACCTCTTTTGTGGGGCGGGTGGTGTAACCACTGCTTTTAGCAAAACTCCTGGTTGTAGAGTAATTGCATGCATCAATCATGATGCTGTGGCAATTGCTTCGCATAAGGCGAATCATCCAGAAGCTGTGCATTTTGTGGAGGATATCCGTAAGGTTAAAATGAGCCAATTGCGTGCTGTAGTTAATGCAGCTCGTAAGTTATATCCTGATGCTAGTTTGTTGGTGCATGCAAGTTTGGAGTGTACTAATTTTAGCAAGGCTAAAGGTGGTAAACCGCGCGATGCCGATAGTAGAAGTTTGGCTGATGATATGCCTCGATATGCCGAAGCTTTAAAGCCTGATTACTTTACTATTGAAAATGTAATGGAGTTTATGAGCTGGGGGCCTTTATGCGAAAATGGTAAGCCCATCAATAAACTGAATGGTACTGATTATGTGAAGTGGATTAATGAAATGAAGTTGGTAGGTGATGGCTATACTTACGACTGGAGACAGTTAAACGCTGCCGACTTTGGAGGATATACCACACGCAAACGTTTCTTTGCTTGCTTTGCTAAATTAGGACTGCCTATTGTTTTCCCTGAGCCAACGCATTGCAAAAATCCTGAACTAAGTACTTTGTTTCCATTGCTAAAATGGAAGCCAGTGCGCGAGGTGTTGGACTTGGAGGATAAAGGGCTTTCTATTTTTGGTCGTAAAACTCCCATTGTTGATGCATCGCTAGAAAGGATTTTTGCAGGGCTTGTGAAGTTTGTGGCTGGTGGTAAAGATGCTTACCTATTAAAGTACAATAGCATTAATGGCAAAACTGGCAAGTATGTGCCGCCATCTTTAGACGAACCATGTCCAACTGTGAGCTGCCAAGGAAGATTGGCAATTGTAAATACTGAATTTTTAGCGAAGTATTACAGTGGCCGCCCAGAAGGAAAAGTAAATAGTGTTGATGAGCCTGCAGGAACTATTCGCACTTCTGATACTTTGGCTTTGGTTAGTGCCGATTTTTTAAGCGGGTATTATGGTACCGGTGAAAATGTTCATTCTGTAAATGCACCAGCTCCCGTAATTCCAACAAAGGATAAATACGCTTTAATTCAGCCCCAATACATTATGCGCGATTTTAGCAATGGTGCTAATGTGAGCAGTATTGAAAGCCCTGCGGGAACAAATACCAATGTGCCTAAAATGAATTTGGTGAGTGCTATTCCTTTTTTATTAAACCCACAATGGTTTAATAATAGTGCTTACAGTGTGGATGATCCTTGCTTTACTTTGATTGCTCGTATGGATAAAACACCGCCTTACATTGTAATGACAGAAAGCGGAGCTCCTGCCATTGCCATCTACGAAACCGATAGTGAAGTAATGGTAAGAATCAAAAACTTTATGGCCATGTATGGTATTGCTGATATCTTAATGCGTATGCTTAAAATATCTGAATTAAAAGCAATACAAGGTTTTCCTAAAACCTATGTGCTTTGCGGCACTCAAACGCAACAAAAAAAGTTTATTGGCAATAGTGTAGAAACGAATGTAATGCATGCGTGGGCTAAAGCTATTGTTGGCTCTTTACAAAAAGTAAAGGCTGCTTAATTACTAACTAAATAACTACAAAAAATGCTACTAGGATTTAAAGAACGATTTGCCGACTCTATACTTGACGGTACCAAAATATTTACTGTGCGCACTGAGCGCAAAATTACTCCTAAACCAGGTGAACCTATAAAAATGTATTCGGGCTTAAGAACTAAGCACACCAAGTTTATTACTGATAAGTTTAAGTTTAATGGAACGCAAATCGTAAATATTTCAATTCAAAGAAAAAATAAGAAATCAATTCATGTTGAAATAGAAGTTGATGACAGAAATCTAACAGCTCGCGAAATTGGCAAGTTTGTAATTATGGACGGCTTTATTGATCAGTATGATTTTGCATATTACTGGATTAATAGCATTCATGGCAATGTAAAGGCTTCTGAATTTATTTCATTGTCCGCAAAAAAAATGATTTACCACTGGACACCATTTAGATTTTAATTTTATGAAAAAGCACGTTTATTTAGTTTCGGAACAGTACCCATCAGCTCACTTAACTTTTTTTATAGGTGATTGTGTTAGATCGCATTCTTGCGGCTTTAGCGATGAACAGGCTTGGGCAGATACCTATATTGAAGGGATTGTTTTAGCTCTTGAAAGTTGGGTTACTGAAAATGACTACCTTATTGTTAAATGGCATACTAAATCAACCTTTGGAGTAAAACAAGTTTTTCAAAGTCATTTTGATAATAATACGTTCCCTATTTCAAAAAGGTCTCCTCACCTGGTTAGATTAAATCAAATGTCGCTTCCTATTTTTTAATTTTTAATACACAATATTTTTATGCCATATATAAAAGACATCAGCATTCAGTTGCTTAAAGATAAGTTAAGCGTTTATGATGTTATTGCTCCGGTGGTGTCTCTGAAAAGAAGAGGCGCTAATTATACAGGATGCTGCCCTTTTCATAATGAGAAAAGCCCGAGTTTTACAGTAAGCGATACTAAAGGGATATTTAAGTGCTTTGGCTGTGGCAAAAGTGGTGATGCTATTTACTTTGTAATGGAGCATGAAAGCTTGCCTTATAATGAAGCCATTGAAAAACTTGCCAATACTTATGGTGTTGAGTTGGAGTATGAAACCGATACCAGATCGCCCGAAGAAATTAAAAGCGAAAAGAAAAAACTTGATGAAGCTCACGAACTTTGGAAAGTGGCTAGCGGCCGTTATCATCTAAACCTTAAAAACCATAAGGATATACTTAGGTACTTGCTTGTGTCGCGTAAGCTTTCAATGAGTAATATTATTGAATGGCAAATTGGTTATGCTCCTGGTAATACTTTTATTACTGAGCCAATAATTAAAGCCAAAAAAACTACTATTGCCGAGGATATTGGTTTGGTAAAGTTTGTTGATCAGGAACTGCGAGATAAGTTTTATAACCGTATTACTTTTCCCATCATCAACCAGCGTGGTAATTATATTGGTATTGGTGCACGCAAACGTGCCGATGATACTAATAAGGATAACCCAAAATACATTAATCCTTCTGATAGCTTTGTTTACAATAAAAGCAATGTGCTTTATGGTTTGCACCAGGCAATTACTGCCAAGGCTTTTAAAAAGCATGGCATGGCCATTATTACCGAGGGCTATTTAGATGTAATTAGTATGCATGTGCATGGCTACGATTGCACAGTGGCTACTTGTGGCACTGCCTTAACAGAAGATCAGGCAAAACTTTTACGCAAGCATACTGATACTGTTTTAATTATGCGTGATGGCGATGGTGCTGGATTAAAAGCGGCAAAGCGCGATATTGATATTTTAGTTTCTGCTGGCTTTAAAACTTACATTGTTATTTTGCCTAAGGACAAGGATGCGGATGATATGGCACAGGATGCTTTCTTTTCTAGCTTTTTAATGAAAAAAGTAGAGGATGCTGTAACTTGGAAGTGCGAGTTCTTTTTAAGTACAAATCTTACCGATTTGCTTATTTTAAATGAAGCTGTAAAAGAATGCGCTATGTTATTGGCTAAGATTAAAGATGAATCTTTACGCCTTTCTTATACTGCTGAATTAACGACCAAGTATAAACTTAAAAAAAAGCTTGATACTGCTGTTAAAGAAGCTTTAAAATTAATTGACTTAGAGGCTAAAGAAAAAGAAGCCGAAAAACAAGCCAAGATTGGGTTTAAACATGCCGATGAATTGCCTCAATGGGTAAATAGGGATATATTAAACAATGAAGGCTTTGTTCAATTGGAAAATGAATTTGAACAATATAAGCCAGGGATCTATTTTAAAATAGGTGATGGGTTTATTCGTAGGGTTACCAATTTTACCATCAAACCTTTGTTTCATATTAACGAAAGTAACAATAACCGTAGGCTTATTGAAATATGGAATGGCCGCAAAAAGGTAATTGTTGAAATGCAATCGCGAAGCCTGATCAGCATGGATGGCTTTTTAATGACTTGCATTGAAAAGGGTGCTTTTAATGTAGAGCCATCGTTTACAAAGCATAACTTTATGCGTGTTATTGGCTGGCTAAGTGAAGCAATGCCTGTATGCTATGAGCTAAAAACTTTGGGATGGCAAAGTGAGGGATTTTGGAGTTTTAGTAATAAAGTGGCAGTACCTGGGCTTGATAATAAAGTTGACCTACTTGATTTTAATGAAATGGGTATTGTTGAAATTGATGGGCAGCATTATATAAGTATGGGTGGTAGTAATATTAATAAGGACCACAGGAACGAGGATAATGTTTATGAGAACGATATGTTTTTGGCTTATAAAAATAGTCCTACCGATTTTGAAACATGGGCACAGCATTTTGTTGGGGCTTATGGTGCCAATGCTCCTTTTGGAATTGCTTACATTATCCTTTCATTATTTAAGGATATTGTAACGGCCACAACAAAGTGTCCTATTCTTTATGCTTATGGTCCTAAAGGAAGTGGGAAGTCTGATTTTTGTGAGAGCATTCTTTGGTTCTTTTTCTCTGGTAAAAACTCTGATGGTAAACTTATCCAAGGTTATAACTTGAATCCTGGTCAGGGTACGCCATTCTCCTTTTTTAATTTACAAGCTAGGTACCGTAATTGTGCCATCCACTTTAATGAGTTTGACGAAAACAATATTGAGGATTGGAAATTTGGAAGCTTTAAGGCTTTTTATGATGGTCAAGGGCGAGAGGTTGGAGATGGCTCTACCGGCAAAGCTCGTAAAACTACCATCCAAAAAACACACTCGGCCCTGATTGTTGCCGGACAGTATTTAAGTACCAGGGATGATGGTTCTGTATTAAGTAGAAGTATTGCCCGACAGTTTAAAACTTCGGTGCTTCAGGAACAAACAGAAGATAGCCGCAAAAAACATTTACAACTCAAAAAGTGGGAAGAGGAAGGATTGAGTTCTTTAATTGTGGAGCTTTTAAAGTACAGAAAAGCCTTTTCTGAAAAATACAATACGGTGTTTTGGGAAGAGTACAAAGTATTAACCGAAAATATTAAGCGCGTACATGGCAATGCTGAAACTCGTTTGGTAAAAAACTATACCAGCATATTAGCTGCCATCAAAATTATGAGCGATTATGTTCGCTTTCCTTTTGCCTATAATGAATTTTATAATGATTGCTTGGAAACGGTTATTTCTCATAATGCATTGCTTAAGGAAAACAATAGCCTCAATAATTTCTGGAAAGGGGTAGAGTTTCTTTTGGATAGAAAACAAATTCACTTTGGAACTGAGTATGCCATTAAAACAGTTAGCGAAGTTAGAATTAAATTAGATGGTAGCGAAGAAACTAAGCAATTTACTAAGCCAACACGTTTGCTTTTTGTAAGGTTCGGATTGCTTTATGCCATTTATGCTAAACACCATCGCGAAAAAACTGGTAAGCAAGCACAAGATGAAAGTACATTATTAAAGTATCTACAAGATCAACCTTATTATATTGGATTGTCTCCAAGATTTCATTTTAATGATAAAAATACGAGCTGCTATGTTTTAAATTATGAAGATGCTGAGATTGATTTGGAAACAAATCCATCTGGCGAACTTGAACTTGAAATGGAGGGTAAAGATGACAAACCTTTTTAAAATATGAAATTTATGCGCTGCGTTTTAAAATGGTGGAAAAATCAGTCCTCAAAGTCCTCAAAAGTCCTCAAAGCTGATTATCAGTGTTTTAAGTTTTTAAAATGTGTTATAATAGGTCGGACTTATGTGGACTCATGTGGACTAATGAGGACTATGTGGACTCGTGGACTGCATTTTTTACAGAATTAAGAGGCAAAAAAAAATTTTATGATGGAACCGGAGCTATTTTTTGTGTATTGGAGTTTTGAAACTCGATCGAGCTGGCAAATCATTTTTATCGACAAAAATGAAATTACCCTCCAAAATTTCGAAAAAGGGAAGATTCATAAAACTACAATTTTGGAATTTAAAAAAGCCATTGAAGATAAAAAGCTAAAGGAGCATACTAAGCAAAATGAAATGATTAAGTATTATAATTCAATTAAAAAATAACGACAAAAAATATGAAAACAGAAACTTTATCTCCAGAACCAGTAACAGAAGATGTACTAAATGCAGTACTATCCTATCATTTTAAATCAATTAGCGAAATAGTTAATGACCATATTTTTATGGGTTTTGTACAAACGAGCGTATCTGAGCTAATAAAAAACAGATATAATAGGCCTGCAGCACCAAAGGGTAAGAAATATAAACGAGATTGGTATGATAGAATGTCGGAACAAGGAAATGTAAACTATGTTTTTTTTATTAAAAACATTGAAAACATCTGGCTAAAAAAATCTTCTTTAAGCAGCCAAGAAAGATATATCATCCAATATGTATGTGATAAATGCTTAACCCAAACATTGTTAGAATACGCAAACCAAGTTATAGAGTAAACTTTGATATAACGTTCAAATATTGCCGTCAGGGCAGGAATTAAACCACAAAAGTTGATATGGAAACGGAAGTTCAAAATTTATTCAAAATGTCAATCGAAGCACTTCACCCTGCCTTGCGGCAATATAGTGTTAGCGGTAGTGTTTTCTTTTGGCAGTATGGTTCGGTTTCTTCTTTGCGACATATGCAATTAATGGACGGAACAATTGTTTGTAACAAGAAAATAAGATTTGGTGATGGTTCAGAAGATGCAATAATGTTTGATGGAAATAAATTCTATTGGTGCAAAAGAAATCATAGCAATGTGCTTGGAATGGAAGGAAAAGAATTTGACATTATTGAAATACCAAACCCAATTAAATGCAAACATTGTCAGCGTTGGTGGTCGCAACATTACCGCTAACTATCCGTATATGCGCTGTTTCAATAGCGCATATACTTAGTTATGTATTACAATTCTATTCACAAATCAATCAACATTGTTTTTTCGATACATCAATACTCTATTTTAGCAGTCCATAGTAATAGTAAATATTTCATTTGTGGATAACCAAACGGTGCATATTCCAATAAAGAGTTTGAGGGTTCTTGCTTTTTTGCGGGCCAAATATGCACCGGTTGGTTTCTATAAACTTTCGCACAAGCAAAGCCTTGGCGTTTTTATTGGTAGCCTGCTGGTAACTAAAAACAAATGTCCGCAATTTATTAAGTACGATACTACCAAATGCTTTAGCGTTGCTTTAGGTTCATATAAACATATGGACCGTAAATGTTTTATATTACCAGGAGCCATTGATGACTTTAATAATTATGTAGAGCATAAAATGAAAGAGTACTTTTTTGAATGGATGAGCTTTTATAGACGTTTTTCTGGTACCGATACAAAAGCTTGCATCGAAAAGTTTATTGCCGATCATAATATGCCCGACTCTGAAACCGATGTTGAATATTTTAGAACTACCTACAAGCGTTATAATAAAAAAAACGCTGCATAATTAATATATAAATCTTTGTTACAAACTGCCCCATGAATATAAATAGACTAAACGGCTCCAATTTTGGTGGTGTAAAAACACTAAAAATTATTGATGTTAAAAAGGTGTTGTATTTGCCTAATCCCGATTCAGAGGGTTACATTTCTATAGATGATATTGGATATAGATCTGGCTTTTCTTTTTCTGATTTTCATACGTATAACTTTAAAAATGGCGATTGTAATTATAAGATTACTAATGTGCCCGAAAGTGGAGATGATTTAGAAGAATGTATTGTAAGTGGTATTTTTCCAAAGGATCAAAACAGTATTTTACAACATTTGCTATCATTAATCGGCTCGCAGTTTATTGCTATTGTTTATAGCCTTAACGATTATGATGATGGCACACCAGTGCGCCTTATTGTTGGCACGGTAAACTGCCCTGCAGTAATTGTTAGAGGCCAGCGCACAAGTGGTGCCGATATTGCTACGCTTAATTACTCCGACTTCAATTTAATTTGCCGTAAAAAACAAATTACTCCCTTTGCTATAGATTAAGGTAATGGTACTTTTTGTACCACGCTAACAACTTATTGCTGCTGATTTTTGATAAAAATAATTAGCAGCGGATGAAAATTAACCATGTAATAAGTAGCATTTTAAAAGGCAATTGGCTTGTTGATCCAAGCTATGCTAATGCGCAATTACCGTTAATATATAACCTGCTTAATGGCAAGCCTGCCGCTTTTGCTGCGAATGATGAGCTTGATAAAAATCAACTTCCTTTTGTTGTTTTAGACAATAATCAAATTCTTACTTTAAATAGTGAGGCTACTGCTTCTTTATTTGCTTCATCAAATGGATCTGCTAATATTCCTTCAGGAGTTGTGGCAGTTATTCCTGTTAAAGGTGCAATCTTAAAAGAAGATAATTGTGGTGATGCGGGTAGTATGACCAGAGCACGCCAACTTAACAACTTGTCAAATAATGACAACATATCTTCTATAGTATTATTATTTGACTCACCTGGTGGAATGGTAGATGGCACTCAAACTTTTGCCGATGCTATTAATAATGCCAAAAAGAAAAAGCCGGTACTTGGTTTTGTTGAAGATGGTATGGCTGCCAGTGCAGCTTATTGGTTTGCTTCACAAACTACAGAGTTATATGTAAGCCACGATACTTCCAGCGTTGGAAGTGTTGGTGTTTTTGTTCGTTTATTAGATGTTAAACCTGCTTATGCAAAAGAGGGTTTTGTTATCCACGAAATTTATGCCGATGGATCGGAAGAAAAAAACCTTCCTTATAAAGAAGCTTTAGACTCAAAATACGAGTTAATTAAAACCAACATGCTTAACCCTATCAGGGAAGCATTTGTTGCTGCTGTTAAAAATGGCAGAGGCAATAAATTAAAGGCTAAAGGCAAATGGGATAAAGGCGCTATGTTTCAAGCATCAGATGCTCAGGAGCAAGGCCTTATCGATGGCATTATGAGCTTTGAGCAAGTTGTGGCTCGCGCTGCTGAATTGGCTAATACTAAGCCTTCAAATTCTAATTCTAACCAATCAAACAATAACATGAAATTAAAAACAGCCTCACACGCAGCTTTAATTGCTATGCTTAACATTACTGTTGCCGAAGGGCAAACAGAAAGTGCTGAGCTAACAGAAAGCCAAATGAACGACTTGAATGCTGCTGTGGTAGCATTGCAAGGTCAGGTTTCTACTGCTGAACAAAGCATTACTGCTTTGAACACTGAAAAAGAAACTTTAACTGCTTCCTTAACAAAAGCCTCAAACGATTTAACCGCTGCTAATACCAGCTTAACTACTGCTCAGGCAGAAGTTACTCGTTTAAAAGCTTTTGAACCTGTTAGCACAGTGGTGGCACAAGGTAAAACAGGCGCTGCTGCTGTTCACAATGGCGCTGATATGAATGCAATTGCAGAGTTGCCACATAACAAGGCTTTGGATGGTAATCCTTTATTCAATAAGTAATCAAAATCAACCTAGTATAAATTCTAAAATTAAAATAGCATGACAGTTAGTGATATCATAACCGAATTTGGTGCTTACTATATCAATAGTGGCCAAAACATGTCTCGTATTGTTAAACAACTTTACAGACCAAGCGAAACAGAAATGATGTTTCGTCCCGTAGTAACAGACGATACTAAATACCGTGCTTCTGAGGCGCGTATTTCTCGTTTATTGCAACCGTTCCAAAAAACGTGGTCTCCAACAGGAACTGCTGAATTTGTGCCAGTTGAAATTGATCAGTTTAAAATGAAAATGGATTACCAAGATTATCCGGATGAATTAGAAGCTTCTTGGTTGGGCTTTTTAGCTGGAGAAGAAATTGACCGTGCGCAATGGCCATTTGTAAGATGGATTATTGAGGAGCATTTGTTGCCACAGTTGCAAGAGGATAAAGAAATGAATGAAATTTATTCTGGTGTATATTTGGCACCTCCAACACCTGGTACTGCAGGTTTGGTAAGTAAGGCAATGAACGGTATTAAGTTTTTACTTAACTACTGGATTGATGAAACAAGAATCACCCCAATTGCTACTGGTGCTTTATCTGCAACTCCAGCAACTTTGCTTGGTCAGATTGAAGCTTTTGTTGATGATATCGATACTCGCTATTGGAAAGCAAACATGAATTTGTGTATGTCACAAACTCATGCTCGTAACTTCATTAGAGGTTACCGCGAAAAATATGGTAAGGACCAAGATTTTAAAGGTACTACCTTCAAAATTCCTGAGTCAAACATTACCGTAGTTGGTTTGGCTTCTCATAATGGAAGTAGTAAAATTTGGTGTACGCCTTACGAAAACACAGTGCGTTTAAGTAAGAAAACACAAAACGAAAAGATGGTGCAGGTACAATCAATCGATCGTCAAATTAAAATCTTTACTGATTTCTGGTTTGGAGTTGGTTTCGTTATTCCTGAAATCGTTTTCACTAACGATGTTGAATTAAATCCTTAATCAATATTAAATATTTTGTAACAAGGGCCTAGTGCCCTTGTTTTTTACCTAATACTAAAAATCATGTCAAAAAATACTAAAAACGTTGCCGAAGTTGCTCCTGCTAATTTAGAAGAGGCAATTATAGTTATTGAAAATAACAAGGCAGAAATTGTAGAGTTAAAAGAAATCAATGCTAAGCTTGATGGTGATTTAAGCAATGCGATTTCAAATGCTAATGAAGTTGGTTCCTTAAACGAAAAGCTTCAAGCTAAAGTTGATGAGCTAACTAAAAAGTTAGAAAAGTCAATTGATGCCGAAAAGGATGGCCTAATTGATGAGCTTAATAAAAAAATTGAACGCTTGGAAGGAAATCAAAGCTCTAAAAACATCATTGTTGAAGATACTAAAGGCAATTCTTACAAATTAAAAGTTGGTTTTACCACTGTTGAGGGTAAGAAATACAGCAGCGCAGATTTAGCTTCTAACCCAGAAGTTGTTGATGTGTTAGTAAAAATCGGCTCTGGGCTTTTAAGTTTAATCGAAAAATAATTGTTTCACTTAATACTATAATACAATGCCATATTCATTTGGAAATGTTACCAAAGATGGAACTAAAAGCTCAGGAGGAACAAAATCTTTCTTCCTATATTGCTTGAAATCCGAAATTACCAACGCTAACGCCTTGGAAATTAAAACTACTATTGCCACTAACCCTGATGCTGCTTACTTAAATGAGGCGGTAACTTTTGGTGTTGGTGATGGTTGGAAAAAAGTTGAGGGTACTGTTGACATGAGCATGTTTAAAGCAGAAACCATTGGTGTTAGAGACACTACTGGTAAAAAGCTTGCTGCTCAGTTTCGTCATCCAGGTAATGCAGCTGCAGCAATTGCCTTTGCAAACCAAATTGAAAATAAAGATGTGTTAGTGTTGGTGCCCGATAACAATGGTCAACATTTTTTCATGGGTACTGATGGTTTAGAAGCTCAAATCAAATCTACTTTCGATACTAAGAAAATTAGCGAAGGTGATACTGGTTTAGTGTTCGACATCGAAACCTTTGGTAAAGGTGTTTGCATCTACCCAGCTGCTTACGCTATCACAATGGCTCCTTAATCATGGATAAGCAAGTAGTTACATACAATATTGCAGGTCCAGCAGGCGAACTATTCGCCTGCTTGGTGCCGCAAAAAAAACACCAGATTGCTGGCAGAAACATTAATATGGATACATTGTCAATTGATGATGCTAACTACATTTTTGCTAATTCTGAAAGCTTTTTGGTAAAGAAAACCGACAAAGCCGAAGCGGAAAAGAAGGCCATTAGTAAAAAATCATAATCCCTAAAACCAAATCACATGAAGAATTTTCTTATGATTGCTTGCATTGGGCTTTTTTTAGCTTGTTCAGCCCAAGCTTATTCTCCTCCTGAGAATGTAAACCCGAATAACAAAACATTGTCCGTTGATGCTGTGCACGATCCGGTAGCTTCATTTACAATTACATCTGTTGATGCATTTGATTATGAAGTATCAGTTTTAGCTCAAGCTCCTGTAGTTTTTGCTTTAACTTCTGATGCTGTTTTTGCAGTTTCAAATGTGAGTGCTTTTGCTTTAAAGAACAGTTATTTGTATGTGCTAAAGCCTCCGTTACGGTATATAAATGTTTATGCAAACTACATAAGCGCTCCTAACTACTACAATCCTTTTAGTATTAGAAAGAATTTGCCACAAAAACGATGTTAGCATAAAACATATCTCATAATAAAAATCACTCCTTTACTGGAGTGATTTTTTATTGTCAAAAAATGGAAATTAACGATATACATATATTTTTACGTAACAGTGCAGACTATGCTACTGGCGTTGCCATTTATAAGCAATTTGGGACAAGCGATTTGCTTAAGCAAAGTTTTGCTAAGTATAATAACTCCTTTTGGAAGGCAAAACTTCTTGAAGAGCTTAAAAAATTGGCTCTGGTTCACACCGAACAAAAGGTAGTTCCTTCTGCTAAAACTAAAAAGCCAAATCAGCCTGTGCTTAATGATCAGACTATTGTAATAGGTGCTAATAAAACTAAGGTAAAAAGGCCCTTTATAGATATCACAGCATTGCCAGATGATTTACGCAATAAGTTTATTGAGAATGGATCCCTGGTTAAAGATGCCAATTACCTAAAAAGGTTTATTCATGGTGCGCCTCCAAAAGATAGGTTGGCCATTGTTGAACAAATTGCAGAGCTGCACGAAAGTAATATGGCTAACTGGTCAGAGATCGATTATTTTATTGAGAATAAAAAAAAGCGTGTGGTGTCTGATATCAAAAAGGAGGACAAAAGATTAGTTGAACGCATTCCTGATGGTGAAAAAATGCGTAAGCTTTTATCCTATCGCTCACAAAGAAGTAAATTGAAGAAAAGCACAAAAGCTGCTGATATTGATAAGCTTCGTGATTTAAATATTAAAATAGAATTACTTCAAAAAGAAATTTATGACTAAGCCTAAGTTTGCCTTCATCATTTACGGTAACATTGCCAGTGGTAAAACCTCAGTTGCAAAATTGTTGGCACAATCACTTCCACAATTAAAACATTTGTGTGCCGATGATATCAGGGTGCAATCTTCTTTAGATGGTAAGATACTTTCAGAGAATGAAGTGTATTCTTTAATGGTGGAACATATTAGCCAACACACACAGGTAATCTTTGAAAGTACCGGAGCCGGTAACTTTTTCAAACATTACCTCAGGCAGTTCACAGCAACTGGGTTTAAAGTAATTAAAGTTTACCTTAAATGCAGCCCATTGGTTTGCTATAATCGTTACCAAAACCGTATTGATACATCAGCGGCCATGGTTCCAATGGCACACCCTAGCAACATCAAAACTTCAATAGAGCATATTAATAATAAAATTAGTGGCTTAACTTGTGATATTGTTTTTAATACTGAGCTCTATAACGCAGCTATTATTGCTGACAGATTAATAAATTATTATGGTACTAAGTGCTAACTTTTATAACAGGTTAAAAGGGAGTAGTAATTCTACGCTAAGAATGCCATCAGGCACTAGCAAAGAAATACTCAATATGGCACGCAAAACATTAGCGGCCGATATTGGTGAAATTAAACCTGATGAGTCTATTTATTTCTTTTCTAAAAAAGAATGGAGCATGCCCGATTTGATTGATTATGTTACTACTCAATTTGGTCCTTGTGCGCTTCGCTTAACTTCATTCAGCTTTACATCACCTGCCTTGGTGCACATCAAAAACTTAATTGAAATCAGGCAGTTGACCAATGTTCAGTTCTTACTCGATAAGAGTGTAAAGAATCAAAAGGAAAAATATCAGCAACTAAAAGCCATCGATATTGATGTGGCTTTTTTATCATGCCATGCAAAAGTTGTATTGCTTCATAACTCAAAAATTAACCTAGTCATTGTATCCAGTGCAAATATAAATCGTAACCCACGATGGGAGGCGGGCGTTATTGAAACAAGGCCTGCAGTATTTAATTTTTATTCAAACTCATTTAATCAAACATGGCAGACAGCTCAGAAGATGATCAAATAAAACTTCCAGAAATAGAAGGTTTTTCTACTGATGAAGTTATTGTGGTGCACAAACTTTGTGAGCTGCATTTTACTTTGGCGCAAATTGCCAAGTCCATGAGCATTGATGAAGATAAATTTTTAGAAAACAAATTGATGATGGACTTTATTCGTGAAATACAATTGCAATCTGAAATTACCTTTTTTCAAGCTATAAAAAGCAATGCTATTAGTGGAGATAAAAATGCCATCGATATTATGACTCGTAGAATTAATGATGCTAAAAACTTAAATGATGAATAACGATCTTGAAACCATAGAAAAGTATTACACTGGTGAAATTACCATTGAAAGGCTTTCCGATAAACAAAGAGATATATTTGATAGGTTAGATTATGCCGATAATTTATTGCGCTCTGCCCTGGTTAAAAGTGAGGGCTCAATTGCTAAACAATTGCACAGGCATTTCAAAGTAAAGTTTCCTGCTTACAACTTACGCACTGCTTATAAAGACATTGATGCTGCTAAAACTATTCATAAGAGCATCAGCCGCATCGACAAAGATTACGAAAGGATTCGTATGATTCGCCATCTTGACTGGAGCATGGAAGAGGCACAAAAGCACCCGGTTAATTTACGCGAGTTCAACAATGCACTTTCATTAAAAATGAAATTGCTTGGTTTAGATAAGTTGGATGATAATTCAATTCCTTGGGATAAATTGGTATCTCCTGCATTGTATATTCAGCTTAATATCTCAGGGGCTAATGGTCCGCTGGTAGATTTAAATGAATTAATGAAATTAAAAGGTACAGTTAAAGAGGGCTTGCTTCAAACAATTGAAGATGCAAATGTTATTGATGAACCTGGAACGTTTTTAGATGCCGACAAAGAACAATAATTTTCAGCCCATAGGATTAGTTCCTAATGCTCCGCAAATGCGTAGCTTTTTAAACCCTGCCGATATCAGTGTGGATTTATGGAGTCGTGGTGTTGGTAAATCCACTTCACTTGCTATGCGTATTAAAACATTGGCAGAGCAAATGCCTCGCAGCGCAAATGGGATTGGTGGAAGTACATTTATGCAGCTTCAAACCAGAACATTACCTGGTACTATTGCAGCCCTCGAAAAATTAAATTGTTTCGAAGGTATTCACTATGTTATTGGCCGCCCTCATCCAATGCCTAATTGGATAGGTCCTTACCAAAAGCCAGTCGGTAAAGCTGGGTATGATCATGTAATATCATGGTACACTGGTGCTATATTTCCTTTAATTAGCCAAGATAGGGCAGGTATGAGCCGAGGCTTAAACCTTGATAGCTTTACAGGTGATGAAGCTATTACTTTAAAAGAATCTCAATACAAAGAAGAAATCAGCCCAACTGTAAGGGCCAATATTCATAAAGGCAAAAGTATTTACGATTGCCCTTTAGCTTTAAGTAAACATTTTCTGTCCTCCAAGCCTATAGGCTTTCAGGGCAAATGGTTGTTAGATTATGGCAGCTACTATGATGAATTAGGGTTGAACTATAGTAAGCGCCATGAAGATTTAGTAAATATACAATTGGCTTTTATTGATGCACAAGCCAGAACAGAGCGCGAAAAGCTTTGGAAAGAGTATTTAAGACAAAAAGCCGCTATTAAATATTTTACTCATCGTCCTGATCAGGAAGGTGCAGGATCCATTTTTTATCAAGAAGCTACTGTTTTCGATAACATTATGAATTTGGGTTGGAAGTATGTAATGTCAAATCGTAGGGATTTAAGTGATCTACAGTTTAAGATTGAAATACTTAACCAAACCTTGCAGAAAATTAGTGGTAGTTTTTATGCCGCATTTGATAGAGATAAGCATTGCAATGATAGTTTTGATTATGCTTACCTGGATAAGTATAATTATAACATGGGCTATGTTAAGGCCATTGAGAACTCTTTAGCTGATGGAGATGTGTTACGCAATGAACCTTTACATGTGGCATGTGATTATAATGCTGCTATTAATAGTTTAGTGGTAGGTCAGTTACAATTTGATGATGCTATCAGGGTGTTGAATGGGATATTCGTTACAGCTCCAAATCGTATTAAGGATAATGCTAAAAAGTTTTGTGACTATTATGCTGCTCATGGTAAAAAGGAAATATGGTTTTATTATAACAATACAGCTATTGCTGAGAATGCTATAGGTACACAAACCTTTGCTGAAGAGTATGCCCAAGTGTTTAAGGATAATGGTTGGATTGTGAGGCTGGTGTATGTGGGGCAGGCTTGGAGTCATGCTTACTTATATAACTTCTTGGGTAAGTTGTTTATAGGTGATAGCCAGATGCCTCATATATCCTTTAATGCTCATCGATGTAGTGACCTGATTATCTCAATGGAGATGGCTCCGGTTAAACAAAAGGAGAAAGAGTTTGCTAAGGATAAAGCTTCAGAGAAGAGTAAGCTCGTTAAGCCTGAGCATGCTACCCACTTTAGTGAGGCCTTTGATACCTTAATGCAAGGTATGTTTACAGAAGTAATACAGAAGAAACGATTCATTCCTACACTGATAGGCTAACAATGTTAATGCTTGGAGCTCATCCAGCTGTTGTGAATGCTACATGGTAGCACCCTGTCGGGCTGCCATCTGGGCTATTGCTTTCGCTTGCAATGGTCCTTTACCCCTCCGATTTAAATGACCGCAATAGGTCTTTCTTAAGTACCACATTTGCAGCACCCCGCGCTGGGGGCTTAGTGTGGTGCGGGCTGCGGGCGGGCTGCTTGCCGCACTGTGAGCGGGCTGCGGGCTGCTTCATATATCGAACTTTTCAAGGTCATTTATCAACGATTTTTCCACAGGGCGGGGCGTCATTTTTTGCATGTTTTGGGGTGGAAAACACCCCAAAAACGCTAACAAAAAATTGATTTAAAGGATTTTAATAAAAAAAATAAGGCATTGTGCCACTTTTGGACAAATTGTGTCCAAAACGATTGAAATGTGGTGCTTTTTTGAGTGAATATTTTTTGCTTTTTTCTGCATTTTTTTACTTGTTTTTTTTGGTGGTTTGCTTGTTGTTTTGTATCTTTAAAGTATTATAAATCAATTAAATAACTACAAAATGAGTAACAAAAAAACAAATGTTGCGACCGCTGAAAAATCAGAGGGCAACGCAGAGAACAAAAACACATCTTTAACAGTTGTGGCAAAAACAGAACAAGCGGAAACCAAAACCCCGCCCGAGTTTAAACAAGCTTTGAGTTTATCGGACAGGCTAAAAGCCATGAACCAGGTGAACCAAAAAGTGGAAAATTTGCGGAAGATGAAAGAACACCGCGACAATTTAGAAAATTGGGAAGCCTCCACCGATGGCATGAAAGAACGTTTAACCATTAGCGATGGCAGCGGAACGGAGTTTAGATTTTCAAACGGTGAAATTATTAATAAGGTGAAAGCCTTGTTAAATTTGGAGATGGACGCCAAAATTTCAGAAATTGAAAACGAGATTTTGTTAGCGCAAATCTAACCCAAACAAAAAAACCGCCTTGCTTCGTGGGCTTGGCGGTTTTTTCTTACTCACTAATTATAAACAACTAGCAAATAACTACAATGGCAAATATAAGATTTATTTCAATAGGTAACCACATAACCCCGCAAAAAGCAGGGAAACCACTAAAAAACACGCCTAAATTAGTTTTACAGGGCAACTGGCTACAAATGGCAGGTTTTGACGTTCACACCTCAGTACAAGTGGAAGTTTTAAACGGTGTACTGACCATAACAAAAAAAGGAGGTGCAAATGCTTAATTCCTTAACACTTGTTGACACGTTTAACGCTCTAATGGATGACATTTATTGGACTGGCTACGCTGAACAGTTAGCAGAGGAAAACCCCTCTTATTTTATACAATTATTAAACGAATATTTAACAGCCTATACAGGCACAACAATTAACTAAAATGGAAAGAATATTTTTAAATAACAGCCCTTTACAACAGGATAACGTTTATCCTCATGTTGAAATTAAGAACACCGAACTATTAACAGGCTTTAGCCCCCGCAGGGGGTTAGAGCATTGCATTTTGAGCAATGATAAACTTGTAAATGTTGTATCAAAAAATTACAGCCTTTTACCTAATGAGAACTTTTTTACAGAGGTGGAAAGCCGTTTAATTAATGATGATATTGAATTTATTAAGCGGAGCATAAACCGTGATGATAGAAGCTTTGCAGTTGATTACATTTTGCAAGATGAAAATTTTGTAATTAAGGTTAAAAACGGAGTTGACAAAATTAGACCTATGATGAGATTTACTAATAGTTACGATGGGAGCGCTCGCACTTCTGGCAACTTTGGTTTTTTTCGTGAGGTTTGCGCAAATGGTTTGCACGTGGGACATAGTGAAATAGGATTTAAGTTAAAGCACAAAGGAGATATGCAAAACCTTGTTTTACCTGAAATTAAAAAATTGGTTGCCCTGTGGATGGATAACCAATTTTACACCCTAAGCCGAAAATTTGAAGTGCTAGCAGAAACACCAGTGCAGGACCTTAAAAGTTTTGTGAAGTTTGTTGCTGATGAATCAAAACTTTTTGTTTATGAAAGCAGCGAGAAAAACCCCGCACCGAGTAAGAACGCCCGCACAATTTTAGACACCATAGAAAAGGAAAGTAAATTATTACAGGTTGAGCCTAACAAATGGCTTGCATATAATGCCTTTAATGAACTTTTACATAATGGATTGAAGAAAACCTTTGACAATCAAAAGGCGATTGATAATAGATTGTTTGACCTAATAGCGGCTAATTAAATTTAGCTTTCTTGAATTATAAGCCCTGCAAATTTTGCAGGGCTTTTTTATTGCTTTATAAATGGGCTTTTTTTGGTGGCGGTGGGGTTTGTTTGTTGGTTTAAATGCTGGCAAATGGCTTGTAATGGGCTGTGTGTGGCTTTAAATGAGGGGTAAATGGTGAAATTGTTGGGGGA